AATTTGCGAAAAAGAAGGGAGTAGACCATAAGGCCTACTCCAATAGAAATTTTATTTAATAGTTTGTGTGTGATGATTTACTTGATAGAAGCGTGTGAAATTTCTTTCAAGTACAATTTAATTATTTTTGTTTTAGTCTTTGTCAGCTTTAGGAGCTGTTGCTTTAGGAAGACGAACGTAATGCATAGGATCTGCTTTCAATAAAGCTTTTTGTGCTTTGATTACGTCACGTTTTACTGCGTTCCCGTAGCGTTTAATGATGTTGCTGATTGCTAATTTTTTCATAGCAGCAGCTTTTTTCAATTTTTTCCAGTCAGGACTATTAGATTCTTTAGCTTTTTGCATAGCAGCCAAAGCAATACGACGGTTGTAATCGTCTTCTTTAGAAAGACGTACAAGCGTACCTTTGCGGATACCGCCAGCTTCAACTAATGCATTAACTGCTTCAGATTGTAAAAATTCTTTAGCAGACTCTTCGTCCATATGTTGAACAGCGTCAATGAAGAAGGTTTCGAAAAGAGCACCTTGGTCTTGTACGCCTTGTTCTTCGATATTTTCGAACATTAATTTCACCTCGCTATAGTAAAATATTTCAATTTGATTTCAACTATCGTAATGGTCTAACGTAGTTATATAAATGTTATAGTTGTTAATTAGAAATTAATTGCAAATTAGACACTTAAATACTATATATTTGGAAAGGAGTAGTGCCTTTATAATGGATATTTCAAATACAGAAATCGTAAAAAGATATAAAGAAAACCTTATGGATACACTTCCATATATTTTTCCTACTTTATCTGATTCAGAGTTAAATAGAGCCATTGATTATTCTATAAATAAACGTTTTAAAAATTCACCTTGTTCCGTTTATAATAACTACAAAGAAGCCACACTTAATACAACCTTACTTAAAATGACAGAATATATTTTAAGTAAAAGACCTATAGTGACGTCCCAAGGATGTTTGTTTACAAGACATGGAGAACTACCAAATCCATTGTCTCAAATGATTGAAGAGTTTGCTATGACTCGTAATAAGTTTAAGAAAGAGATGCTTAAGTATCCTAAGGGTACAGAGCAATATCGTAAATATAACTTACTACAACTAGTAGCTAAAATTGATACCAATGCAATCTATGGTTGTTTGGGTGCACAAAGTAGTATCTTCTACAATATCTTTGTAGCATCTTCTATTACTCGTATTGGTCAAAGTATAATTGCGGCGGCAATTATGTTCTTCGAAGCAACTCTAGCTAACAATGCTAAGTTTGCTTCTATGGATGAAATCTTATCTTTCATCCATAATGTAAAATCTGAAGCTGGAGAACGTAAGTTCAAAGATGAAGAAGTAATTGGTAGAAATATTTCTCCAGAAGAATTATTTTATAAGATTATCATGTCTTGTGGTTATTCTTGGTATCCTTCTGAAGAAGATTGTGAAGTAATCTGGGATATTTGTAACCGTATGGAACAACCAGAACGTAATCGTGTTTATATGAAGAATAATATATTCGATTTCTTCAACGTTCCATATACTAGTAATCTAGTAGTCAATATGCTAAAGAAACTAGATGCACCATTCTTGGATCCAAATCACCCGCCAGAAACTATCAAAGAAGATATTGCTCTATTCACTGATTTGATTAGAGAATATGTAGCATATAAATATCAATATACTGATAAGATTGATAGAGTTATGAGTATGATTCGTGAGACTAGTGTTATTACAGATACAGACTCAACTATGATTACTCTAGATGGTTGGTATAAGTTCATTCTCGAAAAGACTTTCGGTGTAGATATGAAGATTAAACATTCTTCTATCGATGGTGCTGAAATAGTAGAGAAAGACGATATCAATAATCTTAAGACTGAAGATGAGTATGTCCAAGAGTATGACTTCTTGAATGATGAAATTATTGAAACTAAACGTATGGTAGAACCATTTAAAGTTATTCCACAAGATGGATTACGTTTCAGTATCATTAATATCTTAGCTCACTCTTTAGGTATCTTGGTTAATGAGTATATCAAACGTCTATCTGATAATTATAATATGGATGGTAAGTTTGATCCTTGTCTATTAAGCCTTAAGAATGAATTCTTATTTAAGAAAGTTCTATTGACAAATGCTAAGAAGAACTATATATCTAAACAAGAACTTCAAGAAGGTAATCTAGTACCAAATAACCAAGACCAATCTCTAGAAATCAAAGGTCTTCAAATTGTAAAAGCTGGTGCTCCAGAAAAGACTACAAAAGAACTATCTCGTATTCTATATGAAGATATTGTAAATGCTGAAGAACTAGATCAATTGAAGATTCTTAATGAATTAGCTATCGTTGAAAAGAATATTTATGTATCTATCAATAATGGTGATACAACTTACTTCAAACCTCAACGTATTAAAGCTATGAGTGCTTATGAAAACCCTATGAGAATTCAAGGTATCAAAGGTGCAGTAGCTTATAATGAGATGATCGACGAAACTAATCCTAAGATTAACCTAGAAGAACCAAATGCAGTCCTTATTATTAAGACCAATATTAATAAAAAGACTGTAGTTGATTGTAAAATGAAGAGAGAAGAACCAGAACGTTATCAAGCTATGGTAGATTTGATGAATAATGAATTCTATAAAGGTGAAATTACATCTATAGCTATCCCATTCGATGCTAAAGTACCAGATTGGATTATTGAATTCATCGATTATCAATCAATCATCAATGATAACTTAGGTTTATTCCCTTGTGATGCTATTGGTTTGGATAGATTATCTACAAATTCACCATATAGTGGTATTATTAAAATATAGGAGCAAAGAAATGTTATTTAAAGAATACAAAGAGAAGATAGATAAAGCCCTTGAGGCTTTATCTGCTTGTAATACTAGCTTTACTAATGAAGAAGCAGCTAAAATGAGTACAGAAGAGCTTACTAATAAAGTAGGTAATAAGCAAGGTATTCATAAAGCTCGTAATTTCTTAGAAGAAGTATTATTTAAAGATGGTAAGTTAATCGGTAAAGCTTCTGATGATAAAGAAGCTATTCGATATATGATGAAGAATAACCTTCAACTCTACATCATTCCAGTAGACGAAAGCAAACCTTATGGTAAACAAGAAATCGGTGTTATCTATAAAGGTGTAGTTGGTATAGTTGTAAACCATGCTATGAACTTCGTAGAAGTAGTAAGTGAAGATGATATGAAAAAACACGGCATTTAGTTACAATCAAAAAACTTTTTAATTATATAATATCTCTATGAGTAAGACGTCATAAGTCATAAATTAAAGACACGACAAACTTACGAGAATATTTTTAATTAAGGAGGACAACAAAATGTCTAAGAAAACAACTCACGTATCCTATGATTTGGATACAAAATTCATTTCCGCAGCTCGTAAATTGAAAGCTGCTCCAAAAACTTCTGAAGGTGATTTCGCTAAAGCCTTCGAAAAAGCTGGTAACTTCGGTGATAAATTGAACGTTATCGGTAAATTTGCTATTGGTCGTACTGACCTTTATAGTGTAATTCTCGATATCAATAAAGATATCAAAGCAGACTTAGAAGATGCTGATAATGTAAAACGATTGATTCAATCTCTTTACGTATCTGCATTAATTAATTTCAAGTTTGTTCCTAAAGTTCATGAGGAACTTCGTGGTTACGTTCCAACTGAATTTCAAATCTTGGAACGCCAAATTCATCAATTAGTAGCAGCTATCATCGATGGTAAAGATGAAGTAGAAGAAACTGTTGATGAAGCAGATCAAGCTCCAGAAGAAGAAATTGGTGCTGAAAAACAAGAAGAAAGTCTATTCGCTCAAATGCTTGGTAACGCTGCTGACAAAGTGGAAAAGGTAGCAAAGAAAGCTAAAGAGAAAGTTAAAGCAAAAGCTGACAAAAAAGAAGATGTTAAAAAGGACGCAAAAAAGGAAGAAAAGGTAGAAACAAAGACTGAAGCTAAACCAGAAGAAGTTAATGTGAACCCTGTTCAACCTGTCGTTGAAGATGAAAAAGCACAACGACCAGCAACTGATGCCAACAATACGTTCTATCAAACATTGAAAGAATTGGAAGCAATTGCTTTACAACGTGAAGCTTATCACTTTGCAAACCATTCTCCAATGGATAACAATGCGAACCGTGAAATTGCATACCAACAATATGCAAATCAATTCGGTGTAGACCCTATTCTTATTCCAGAATATCGTTTATATCTAAACCAATTCTTGAACCCACAAGAATCTGCAATGTTCTTCGCTGACGTTCAACAACCTGGTTTTAACAATCCACAACAACCAATGTATCAACCACAACCTATGGTAAATCAACAACCAGTAGCTCCTGCACAAGCTACTGTTTCTACAGTGGTACCTCAAGCTGTTCAACCAGCTCAAGCTCCACAACAACCAGTTCAAGTAGATGCTCCACAACCAGCACCAGCTGATGCTCATCAAGCAACTATTTCCACAATGGAACCAGTTAAAACAGAATCCGAATCCGTTAAGGATAAAGTTGTGAAAGAAAAATTGGAAACATCTGATCGTGAATTAACAGAATGTGTAGCGAAATACCTAGGATACTCTTCCTATAAACATTTCATGAACACATTCCTAGACGCGAATGCGTTAAAACGTAAAGCTAAGATTAATAAATTAGTAGATACTGATAAAGTTATTCTTAACTTTACATACCTAATTCGTGACATGATCACTAAAGGTGGCAATACAGTAATAGCTGACGCTATTCTTAAAGGTGGTCGTTTCCGTGTAAGTGGTATTCAAATGGTTGATAAGACACCATTTGTTGTTCTCCGTAACAATAAAATGGTTCTCGAAATTAATGCACTTGATTACTTAAAACGTGGTAACGTTATTGTGTTCCGTATCAATGCACAAGGTAAAGATGCTTGGTACTGGATGCGTCTTGCAACAGGTGAAATGGGTCAATACAATATCCATCAACAACCTGCACAACCACAACAACAAACTGCATAAGAATATTTTTATAAATAAAGAGAGGTTTAGCCCACCTCTCTTTATTTTTTGAAGAAAGAGAAGGTAGGAAATTGGACAAGAATTACAACAAGATAGAATCGCTAATCTGCTTCGTTGGTAGAAAAGCTGTTCTTAAAATGAATGTAATACTAAGTGACACTAAAGCCGAAAGATATAGAGATCTATCCTATCATATGGAAACTGATTTCTATTCTAACTCAGCCGATAGACGTATGGTTAATATCAAATTAAACTATAGGTATTTTCTATCATTGGAAACAATCGGTAAGGAGAATACTAAACGGGAATATTTAATTATAAATGATTCCGATGTATTCCAATTCAGAGAAGCATTGAGAGGGTTACACACAGAACTTACTGCATCTGATTTATATGCTGAACGTGAAGGTAAACTTACTATGGTAAGGGATAGTCCTTCGTTTGGTGTTAGATTAGCATTTAAGAATAAGGTAGTATTTCATGCTTCCACAATTACTGACTCTGAAGACTTTAAACACCCAGGAGCATTGATGTATATCAATAGTAAGGATTTAGTAATTCCATTATCTGTAAGAGATGTGGAAGGGTTGCTATATCAATTCGAAACTATTAATCTATATCAAATGGCTCAAGAGTTAGTAAACTATTTTGGTAGACCTGCAGATGGTACTAATAGATTTAAGGTTCAATATTAATAATCTCTATGACTGTATATTATAAAAATGATAAAAAATTAAGTCATTT